CCAGGAGTTGGACCCCTTCGAGTAATGTGGCAGTTTATAAATTGGCACAATCCTCCCTATTCTCAATAAAGGTTTCTTATTGAGAATGACTATTTTATGGTAGGATGAGTGGCGATGTATTGTCGTCTACAGGGATACCTCTCCCCTCATCTGGTTGTATACGTAAGATATCAGGACCCCAGACCAATTGCAATGGGTCTTGTGCCAGTTCTTCTAGTGGCACAAGGGGGGTTGAATTCTGCCACGTGATGGTTTATGTTACTCAGGTCGTCGCAATTGATTCAAATGTGTGGTCCCGCTTTTGAATATACTCGGGAAGATTTCCTGAATGATGCTTCCCAGGAAGAATGGGATGAATGGGAACAGAAAGCAGCAGAACTTGAACTGCCATTGGATTACTATCTCGCTGAATTTGTCTGATGGAATTCATTAACTACGTTCGTTCATTTTACGGTCCTGGTGGTATCTACGACATGAATGTTTCTGATGCAATGATCATCGATGCAACCATTCAGTATCTTACCTCACCTGATGTAAAATGGGGCGATGGTGATAGTTTTGATCGTGAAATGGTTCGTGATATCATGATCGAACGGTTCGGCTTGGTGCCAGTCTAGAAGGTGGCACACACCCCCTTGCGGTTTGCCTAAATCCGTTCTACATTACATTCGTCCCTGAGAGAAGCACTTGTACCGCACACTTTCTGAACTTCGTGACTCTATCAATTCGATGATTGAGAGTCAAGGTGAGAACGCAGCGTGTGCCGCGTTCGTGTTCACTCAACACGATGTGTTTGAGTTCAATGAAGAAACCAATCAGGACGATTATTTCTCTACACTTTTCACGCAAGATGTGCTCGCTGATGTAGGCGGTTCGTCCTACATTTACGAACAGGTTGGTGAAATGATTGATGATGCAATCCGCCTTCGTAAGAAACTGCCGCTGTATGCCAGTTGAGCAAGTGGCACAAGGGGGGTTGCAATGCCCCCCGATTCGTTCTACATTACATTCGTTCCTGAGAGACACACCATGTTTGATGAACTCTGGTCTGAAATCCAAGACATGCCTGGTGAGATTTTTGACCTCGACATTCCCGAACTTCGTGATACTGAGAAGTTCGACATGAATGAGTACCTGAACGCTTCCTACGATTACTGATAACAATGCCTGAAGTTCTTGAACTAAACCAAGCAGAGATTCGTGCTCTGTTGGATCTCATTGAGTTTCATGATGATTGGGATGAATGTAGTGAACAACTTGGCGTAGATGTTGCTGCTCTTTATGATAAAGTTTCCGCATTGGTGACCTACTGAAAATGAACCGTTCTGAACTTCAAGATCAACTGGTCCAGCAGATGATTGATGACATGGACCTCAAGACAATGACCTGCCTCTGTTATGATTATCTGATGGAGGGTTATGATAAGTATTCTGACGAAGAATTGCTCACTGAATGTGAAGAATACTATCCCGACCTGCTGGAGGATGTGACGGTTGAGTAAGTGGCACAAGGGGGGTTGCGACTCCCCTTTTTTCGTGCAATACTAACAGTATGAAAAACACACACCTCGAACACCCCGAAGATACCATCCTCACGGGTGACCTCTCTATTCTTGATTGGTTCGTGACTGAGGGTACTCTCAGCGTGAAGATTGATGGTGCTCCCGCTATTGTTTGGGGAACCAACCCTGCCACTGGTAACTTCTTCGTGGGGACCAAAAGTGTCTTCAACAAAGTTAAAATCAAGATCAACGAATCGCATGAGGACATTGATGCTAACCATGAGGGTAATGTAGCGCAGATTCTTCACTGCTGCTTTGATAGTCTGCCCCGTGTGAAGACAATCTATCAGGGAGACTTCATCGGGTTTGGTGGACTTTCGGAGTACACTCCCAATACTATTACATACCTGTTCCCTGAGATTGTAGAGCAAAGCATCATCATCGCTCCTCACACTTGCTATTATGCCGAGAGCGATCTTCGTGATGCTGTTGCAATGCCTGACCGTTCTATCTGGAATGATACTGAACATGTGAAGTTTGTGCAACCTCAAGCATACATTCAGCACGGTCAAACGTCGTTCGCTGATGTAGAAGAAGTCTGCAACTTTGCCCGTCAAATGTCTACTGCCTGTGAGTTCGTAACTGATAAGGAAGCAGCAAAGATCAAACAACAGATCAATGCCTGCATTCGTGCTGGTGAAGAAGTCAACCCTGAGAACTTTGATTGTGATGCTAACCTGCTGCGTCTGTGGGCACTGGTGAAGTCAATCAAGGATGACTGTTTATTTCTCTGCCGCAATGATGGTCCTGCTGCTTATCTCTACGGCAACAGGATTGATGCAGAAGGTTATGTGATGACCAATGAGTTTGGTATGTTCAAACTGGTGAATCGTGAGGTCTTTTCTAACGCTAACTTCAACAACCAACGCTTTCAGTGTGCCAGTTGAATAGGTGGCACACACCCCGTTGATCTGCCCCCCTGGCACCCTATACTGATCTCATCAGCAACCAACCCCATGGCACTGACCCGCTACGAAGTCCGCTACCAGGTCCCCTACAATGCCTGTGAGTGGCGGTCGCAATGGTTCCCCACCCTGGCAGAGGCGGAACGCATGGTAGACTTCTACCGCTCCTGTGGTTCCCCTGCTCACTTGGCACCCTGATGAGAACCCTAACCCGCTCCCGCTCTGCAGACTTCCACCGTGCTACCATGCTCAAACTTCTGGCAGTCGCTGGCGTGACCTTCCTACTCTGGAGTCCGCTTGCCCCCGTCCGCTATGTGACAGCAGACTTACTGGCACTCACTGCCGACCAACTGCGTCGCTGACTCCTTACAATACTCTCAGTTCACAAGCGAACCCATGAAAGTCCGACCCATCGGCAGCAACCAGACCGAAGTGACCCTGGCAAACGGGACTGAGATCCTGTTCTCCTATTCCGTCCCCGTTGCTGCCATCGTGCCTGGTAAGGGGTGGATCCGCTCCGCTTTCAAGCACAGTGCCACCACCACCAAGCATGTCAACGCTTGGTTGCGGAAGAACTGCGGCGGAGACGTGCTGACTGTGCCACAATGGGATCTGGATCAGTTGGTTGCCTTCTGACCCCAGACCCTGTACAATTAGATCACAAGGGAACGGCAGCGCCCTAAAGACTCCGCCACTCTATCGCCCGTGTCGATCACGGTAAGTTAAATGTTCAAGACTGACGGTTCTGTTCACCACGGTGGTGTGAAGAATGAGGATCAAACTGTTCGTATTCTGAACGAACTTAAGATCTATTCTTCCGCTGTAGAAAAGCGTGGCGGAACTAAAGTAAAAGAAGATGCCGTCGCTGGTGATCAACTGATCAGCATTAAGCGCAAGGAAGGTATCACCAACGGTTCGTTCGATTGGTTCAACACCAGCGCCTACAATGATGCGCTGGGTCATACTTTCACTCACTTCATTTCCAACATGAGGGAGTTGCGTCAGATGCCCGAATCGCTGCGCTCTGATGAACAGTTTGTGCTGAAGATCCGCGACAGTTTCAACAACCTTTGTGAACTGGCATTGGATACTCTGACCTCTGCACAAGTTACTGACATCCTGCGTCGCGGTCTGATTGATGCTAACGCTGGTTTTGATGTTGTGATCAACGACACCAAGACTTCCGAACTGTATAAGTTCTCTGCAGTGCAACATCCTGCAGTTGATTACATCTCCAAGGGATACAACATTGTTCTCAAGGGCAACGGCAAGTCTTCCCGCATGGTCTACTTTGTAGATGCCGATGGGAATGTGTATGACTGTGGTCTGCGTTTGCGCGTCACCAGTAACAACGGAATCAATGCATTTCTGGGAACCAGTAAGGCAAACCGTAACTCACAAGTTGTCATCAAACTGCAGCAGGATAAGGTATCACAACTTCTGCAGCAGGTCGGTGCCGATGTGACAGTCTACTGAGTGTCCACTGGGGGGCGACTCTGCCCCCCCCGACCCCTTACAATACTCTCCGTTCACAAGCGAAC